TTCTGAAAGGCGCTTGGGTACCAGCATTCTGGGACCATTCCTCGAGCGCTCCGCTGACGGAGATTTCATTTTACAACCAAATCAGGACCTAACGGTCATGCTTTGGCCTCCTGACCACTCGATCTCCTTGCAATTTCTGAAAAGGTATTGCAGGGAATTCGGGTATTGGGAGGTAAGAAGTTATCTCTGTTTATTGATGAAGCAAGTCAGCATTTAGCGATATTCCTTGGTTTTATGCCTCCGAAATTACTGGGAAAGACTGATCTAAAAGAGAGTAGATTAGCCTATTTCAGTGATAAAGAGGGTAAAACTAGGGTTGTCGCTATTGTTGATTACCTTAGTCAGACAGTCCTCAAGAATCTTCATCTCTACCTTTTTAAGGTATTGAAGAAGATCCCTCAGGATTGTACTTTTGACCAAGGTAGCTTCATCGAGAAAATTAAAGATTGGGATTATTACTGTTCTGTGGACCTTTCCTCAGCCACAGACAGATTCCCAATTTCTTTAATTGCGGGAGTGCTCAAGGGGCATCTACCTTCCTTCTACGTCGATGCTTGGGAGACGGTCATGGTGGATAGATTATTCACCTTTAAGGGAAAATCCAAAGAGTACGCCGTCATGTACTCTGTGGGTAACCCTATGGGTGCCTATTCATCATGAGCCTCCTTTGCAGTAGCCCATCACTATCTATTCTACTATCTATGCTCTGATCTAGGGATTAAATGATCAGAAGCTAAGTATGTAGTTTTAGGTGATGATGTGCTTATCGGCGAGAAACGTTTGGCAGATGCCTACATGGATCTAGTCCGAAGATTAGGAGTAGATTACTCTAAAGCGAAGACTCACGAGTCTCCTCACTTTTGTGAATTTGCCAAAAGGCTTATTTACAAAGGTGTGGAGGTGAGTCCGTTCCCCATCTCTGCCTTACAGGAAGCATCTAAAAGATACTTCTCGTTAGTCAGTTTGATGATCGAACAAAGCTTTAGAAGTTGAAACTTTTCGGTAGGATTTAGTGAGGCAATTGTTAGATTTTATGGTGTAGTCCGTAATCGCCCTCGACGCTTTCGAGAGAGTTTACGTACTCCATCATATATCACTGAACAGATTATGAAAGTAATCCGCGGATTACAACCGGCTGATGATGCTTTTAAGGGCATTATCAGGCAATTGGAACTCCGTACGATCCCGCTTCATAAGATAACACTAAAAGTGTCGTTATATATGTTATCTAATCAAGCTGTGGATGCCTTCAGTGAGTCAGATCCAACTAAATCCAAGAAAGGGGGTAATCTTGGAGTATTAGCTGAAAGAATGCTAATGGTTTTGACATCTAACAATTACCCTCAGATCCTCTTTGAATGCCCTCTCCTCCATGCTTACGGTAC